GCAACGACGGATTTGCCATATACCAGTTTTTTTCATCTTTTACTTCTTCCTCTGCATTTTCTCCCAACCTGCAAATAAATGGGATTTCACCGTTATCAGTCAGACGTCCATGCAAAATATCTATCATGTCTGCCAGCTTTTTATCCAGAGGACCGTCTCTGACATCTCCATTTGTTGTGATAATCGTTTTTCGCGGATGTGCTATCTTGCCCAGTCCGGTAGTCGCTACGTCAATCAGTTTGTAATCCGGATATGCGTGATATTCGTCAAAATCCACTTTTCCCGGTCGACCTCCGTCTTTTGTCCCCGGTGCTTTTGTATGATATCTGAGCACCGATCTGGTTCTCAGATTTGTAATTTCCTCCAGATTCCATTTAAAATAATTTTTGAAATACAAACTATTTGATTCCAGAATCTCGTAAATATCCTTGAATGTAGCTTTTGCCTGTTTTTCTGATGTCGCAAACATGTCAATGTCATAATGCATGACACCGTTTACCGGAGTCAGCAGACAAAAATTTTCAAACGCAAGGTACCCGTTTTTTCCCGCACCACGTCCAACTAAAATAAACAAATTTGGGAAACGCAGTTCTCCGTCCGATCTGTAGGTGCAGTTGTGCAACGCAAAGCAAAATTTTTCCCATAATACTAATTTGTACGGGAAATACTTTTGCATGCCAAGATATCTTTGCAGCTGTTCCTCATCTACATAGATATCTTCTTCCCGGAATACTTTTTCGACAAAATCACACAGCAAAATCTGTTCTTCGCAGACACGGTATTTTCCACTTCTGACGTATGCAATGTATTCATCTATTTCCTTACAGATCATCGTTCATCACATCTTCTCCGGTTGGTGCATCCGTGGTCAGTCCCATTTCTTTCAGGATTGACAGCATCTGCTTCTCTACCGCAACCAGATCTTTAATGGATTGGTTCTGTTTCATGATAGAAACACCCGATGCTGACAGTGTTTTGTACGAAACTCCACGTGTTTTGATA